TTCTGGTTCATCACTTTGCCCATTGGCAACAGTTCCCCAGACTTTGAAGCGTATAACCTACGCCCCTTTTCTTTTAAACAATATTTCTTTATTACAATGGCAGCATTAGTATCCCTGTCATGTGTTGTCAAGCAATTAGCACAAGTCCATTCTCTATCTTTTAATGTCAATGTGTGATTTACCGCCCCGCAAACATTACACAATTTCGTTGACGGTGCAAATGTCGGGATTTGTAAAATATTATCCCCACTCCATTCAGCTTTATATTTACACATATCTACAAACATTCCCCAGCCACAATCACCTATACTTTGTGCTAACTTATGATTCTTAATCATGCCGCTTATATTCAAATCTTCAAAACACAATGTTTGATTCTCGCTTATGAGTTTTGAAGATAATTTATGCAAAAAATCTTTCCTTTGATTTGTTATTTTTTCGTGTTGTATGGCTAATTTATAAACTGCTTTTTTACGATTAGCTCCGCCTTTTTTCTTTTTACTTACTTGTCGTTGTAGGTATTTTAAATGTAGTAAGGCTTTTTTTAAATGCTTTGGATTATCAATTTTAAGTCCATTAGAAGTAACTATAAATGATTTAATCCCTAAATCTATTCCTATTGCGGTTTGCTCTTTTATGGGCTTCTTTTTAGGTAATTCTTTATGATTGTCTACTAATACTGAAACAAAGTATTTATTTGTCGGAGTTCTGCTAATTGTAGTGCTTTTTATTTCCCCCTCAAAAATCCTATCCTGTACAAATTTTATACCTTCCTTAAATTTTGGTATTATTATTTTGTTTTCTTTTATCTTTATTCCTTGTTGACAACGAAATGATTGTGTGCCTCTGTTTTTCTTTTTAAAGTTTGGAAATGCAGCGTGTCCATGAAAAAACTGTGTAAATGCTTTGTCTAAATTAGTTATTGATTGTTGTAATGATTGAGCATTTATTTCTTTTAACCATTCACATTCTTTTTTCAGTTCAGGTAATTGGTTATTCAAGTCAAAACAGGATAAATTTTTTCTGTTAGAAGCGTAAGCATAATTTTTACATTCCAAACCTAAATTAAACACAAATCGTACCGCTCCAATATGCTTGTTAATTAGCTCTATTTGTGCCTTAGTAGGTGAAAGTTTGTATTTATACGCTTTTAACATTTCGCAAAGATACAACATTAATTTAAACAAAATATTATTTTCTTTAAAAGTTACTAACAAACTTATTAACATTCGCTTCTGCCTTTTTAAAATGTTAACAACCTGATAATTAACTATTTATACATTTTTACCCTACAATTTACCTCTAAAAATTGGCTCTAACTCATTGATTTACAAGTAAATATGTCTTATTTTGACTTACAAATATTACAAACAATTAAATATATATGTTAATTGTTTTTAACTATTTCAGGGGTGTTTTCATAAACTTTCTACTATTATCAAGGGTTTCAGTGTTATAAAGATTTAACATAATTTTTCTTGACAATTGATAAAAACCATATATCTTTGCTTCATAATTCAATCAATTATTAACAAATAAAATTTAGAGTATGAAAAAATTAATAAATAAAATAATAGACATGAAGTCAATTTATGGACCCTCCGAATACTATGAGGCTTACAAATTTGCCAAAGAAAGCGAACATACGGGTAATTCAATTATTGGAATAATCAACCTTATCGCTTGGGTACTCCATTATCAAGCGAATGAATAAAAACAACGTTTCTGCACAGGCTTTGTGATTTGCTTTAGATTGTACTCGGCAGAGGTGCAGCTCTGCCTTTTTAAAGAAACTAATTAAATAAAGTATTAACAATTAAAATTTAGAGTATGAAAAATTTAGAAAAAATAATTGAGAAATATTCAAATGTTGAATATTGTTTAGATAACTTCAACGTTGGCGGGGGGTTAGATGGTGCAAAATTTGCCAGCAACAGGCATGAAGATGCCTGCAATGATAGGGGCAAGTTGACATTAGGCAAGGCAACAGCGATGTTTTCAAAAGCAACAGGTTGTGATATTGACTTTGTGAAAGCTATAATTAATTATGCAGTGCCCTATATGGAATGGCATCATGCTGGCAAGCTGCCTAAGCAATATGGCGGCGGCATGAAAAAAACATACTTCTTAAATAGTAATGAAATCGTTGATATTGCTACTAATTGGCAAAACTATGTTGAAAAATTAGAACTATCAATAAATCAAAAAAGAATTGATTTAGAAAATAAGAAGTCTTTAGAAAATTTACAGCATGAATTTTTGCAAAAAAACGCAAAACAAATATTTAGAAAGATTGAAACACCTGAATTCTTTTATGAAACTGAAAAAGAAATGCAAGGCAAATACGGGTGGTTCAGTTCTTATGGTAAATCTTATAATTTAACTGAATATTACAGCGGCTGGGAGTTTGAGAATGCTGAAAAATTACAAGAATTTTATAATTTAAAAGTTTCTGCACAGGCTTTGTGATTTGCTTTAGATTGTACTCGGCAGAGGTGCAGCTCTGCCTTTTTAAAGAAACAATTATTAAAATTATCTAAACTTAATTAATATTTATATGAAAATCACACAGAAATTTTTAAACAAAATTGAACCTTGTAACGAAGGTTTAAAGTGGGCAATTGCCCATAATCTTATTGGAAAAGAGCGGGTTATATTTTTAAAAGAATTAATAAAAGATGATAAATTAGACTGGGCAAATTGGCTGATAGTAAGAACGATGAGTTATAAACAAGACGTTGCCTATGCTATCTATGCAGCCGAACAGGTTATTGCTGTTTTTGAAAAACAATATCCTGAAGATAAAAGACCAAAAATAGCTATTGAGGCAGCAAAAGAATGTTTGAAAAATCCAAATAAAAAAAATAAAGCTGCTGCTGCTGCTGCTTATGTTGCTGCTGCTGATGCTGCTGCTGCTGCTGCTGCTGCTTATGCTGCTGCTTATGCTGCTAAAACTGCTAATGCTGCTTATGCTAATGCTGCTTATGTTGCTGCTTATGCTGCTGCTTATGTTGCTGCTTATGCTGCTGCTGCTGCTGCTTATGCTGCTTATGCTGCTAAAACTGCTAATGCTAATGCTGCTAATGCTAATGCTGCTAATGCTAAAAACGAAATGCAATTAAGAATTTTAGACTTTGGAATTAAATTAATAGGATAAAAGAAGAATACATTAAGAAATTATCTAAACTTAATTAATATTTATATGAAACTAAAAGAAATAATAAAGAAACATGCACTTTCTCAAACTGAAATTGCTAAGCAGATTAAAATGAGCCGGGTAGTATTTAATTATAAATTGCAAGGCACCCGCAAATTTACGAATGTAGATAAAATCAAAATCTTGCTGTATTTTCAAAGAATCGGCAAAGAATTATCTAATATTCAAATTGAATGGTAAATTAATTACATAATTTAACTGAATATTACAGCGGCTGGGAGTTTGAGAATGCTGAAAAATTTAGAATTAAAAAATTTCAATGAATATCTGAGCATTATTTTAAAAGGGTGCAATTAGCACCCTTTTTTGTTAATAACTTTTTAAAACAAAATGTTTGATTTAGAAAATTTTGTTTATTTTTGCAATATGACTTTCCTAAAAGCAGAAGTTGGCGTAAACCAAAATAATTTTACTCTGTAAAGAGTACAGAACGAAAAATAATTTGATTTTATTGTAAATGGAAGCTGAGAAAAATATTAAAACTAAAAAGCAAATCCACCATTATAAGAAAAAACCTAATGGCAAAAATGCAACCGGCAGACCGGAAACATATACAAAGAAATTACAATATTGCTTAAAAGAAATTCATTTTCTTTATAATAGGTTAATGGATAAAAACTCTAAACATATAACCTTGCATGATTTAATTAGAGACCGGGAATATCCTCGTGAATATATTAGTTTGTGGGTTGAAAAATTTAAAGATAATGATGAGTTCTGTAACACTTATAAAAAGATTTATTGTGAATTAGAAAATAGATTATATAAATATGGATTAACAGGGAAGGCTGCCGCTGTTGTAATTTTTGGTCTTGTAAATAATTATGGTTGGAAAAATGAACACAAAATTCAACATGCCGGCGAAATTAAAACAGGGCAACAAATAACAGATGAGGAGTTTGCAGAACGATTAAGGAGGTCTCAACAAATTTTAAGTAATGATAACCCATGATAAAATACAGGCTCTTGAAACATTAGAAGAAGCTGCAAGAAGAAAGGCGAGAGAGAATTTTCTTGCTTTTATTTTATATACTAAAAAAAATTATGAGGTTAATTGGCATCATCGTTTAATTTGCAAGTATTTAGAACGTTTTATTAGTGGAGATATAAAACGTTTAATGATTTTTACACCACCTCAGCACGGAAAAGAGATTGCAGATAGTCAACCAATTATAACAACAAATGGATGGACTACTCACGGACAAATAAAAGTTAACGATTATGTGTTTAATGACAAAGGAAATCCGGTAAAAGTTCTTGCATTATCAGAAAAATGTTTATCAGAATATAATGTTTATTTTTCTGATGGTGAAATAATCCAATGTCATGGCAACCACGAATGGCAGGTATATGACAGAAATAGTCATAAAGAACGCATATTATCTACAAATCAATTAGTTAATTTAAAGTTAAGAAATGGAATTGAAAATAAACGAGGTAACCGAAATATATTTCAGTTAAAAGAAAATGTATTAATAAGTTTTACTGAAAAAATATTGCCAATTCAACCCTATGTTATGGGAGCTTGGCTCGGTGATGGTACCAGTACAGCATGGATACATAAAACAACTGGTGTTCATAGAACATCTTTTGGAAGTTTCAATGAATTTAAAAAATTAAATTTATACAATAAAAAAAGAATACCTGCAATTTATTTAATTTCATCAATACAACAAAGATTAGAATTATTAGCAGGATTAATAGATACTGACGGTTATGTTTATCAGAAAAATGGACGTATTACATTTACAAACATAAATAAAGAATTAATTGAGGATGTCAGAAAATTGGTTATTAGTTTAGGTTTTAGATGTACTATTTGCGAATACGAACCAGTTTTAAGTACATCAGGAATACAGGGGAAACATAAGGTTTATCAATTATGTTTTAATCCAACATTAGAGATACCAACAGTTTTAAAGAGAAAGAAAATTTATAAAACAAATTTTGCAATTCGTAAACGTGGAATTGAAAGAATTGAAAAATCTGTTAACCCAGAAATGGGGCGATGTATTCAGGTTGAGGGAGGAATATATTTAGTTGGTAATAATTTAATTCCAACCCATAATTCTCAGCTTGTAAGTCGTTCATTGCCTGCTTATATACTGGGCAAAGACCCTGAAAGAAAAATTGTTTTAGCTTCGTATTCAGGAGACCTTGCAAGTTCATTTAATAGAGATTGTCAAAGAATAATTGACAGTGAGGAATATAGAGAGTTATTTCCGAAAATTCAATTAAACTCAAAGAATATTGTAACTGTTTCAGGAGGTTATTTACGCAACAGTGATGTATTTCAGATTGTTGGACATAATGGATTTCTAAAAACAACAGGAATAGGAAATGCACTTACAGGAACAACTGCGGAATTAGCAATAATAGATGACCCTGTTAAAGATACATTAGAGGCACAAAGTGCTACTTTTCAGTTAAGGAATTGGAACTGGTATAATGATGTTTTATTTACAAGAATAAATAATAAAACAGGAATATTGATTACACAAACACGTTGGGACGAAAATGATTTATCCGGATTGCTTATAAAGTCAATGAAAGAGGGAAGGGGTGAGGAATGGGTAATATTAAATTTGCCTGCCATAAAAGAAGATTACAGCAACCCAGAAGACCCCCGACAAATTGGTGAAGCATTGTGGGAGAGTTGGCATTCATTGGAAAAACTTAATACAATTAAAAAACAAAATAATAGAACATTCCAAAGTTTATACCAACAGAACCCGCAGCCTGTTGAAACTGGTGGTGAATTTTATAAAGAGTTTAAGATTTGGCGAAACGTAAAAGCATTTGATTACGACCCGCTTTTACCTTTACATATCAGTTTTGATTTTAATGTAAATCCAGGAATGCACGCTCTTGTATTTCAGATAAAAGTTAAGGAATGTTATCAATTAGCGGAATTTATAACAATCTCCCCCAAAAATAATACAAAGGGATGCTGTCAGGAATTTTTAAAACACTATCATTGGCATAAGGCAGGTCTGTTTGTTTATGGTGACCCCTCAGGTAGAGCTCAATCAACAAGAGATGAGGCAGGATTTAATGACTTTAAGATAATATTAGACGAACTAAAACAATTCAGACCGGAATTGCGAGTAGCTTATGCACATCCTGCCGTCAAAATGAGAGGTATGTTTATTAATCAAATTTTTGAATCAGGTTTTGAGGGAATTAAATTTTGGTTACACCCAAATTGTCCGCAAACAATAAAAGATTTTCAATTTATAAAAGAGGATAGTGATGGAACTAAATTAAAAGAAAAAATGGTTGATATTAAAACAGGCGTAAACTGTGAAAAGTACGGTCATCTTAGCGATGCCTTTGATTATATGGTTTGCGAAGCTTTTAAAACAGAATATAATAAATTTCAACGTTCAGGAGGATTATATATTCCCAATTCCGTGTCTCAACCCCGCAATAAAGCCTTATCATTTAACATAGGTTAAAAACTCAGCATTTTCTTATATATTATTGCAAAGTATTTTACAAAATTGTATTTAAAGCACTTTTATTAAATACTTTTGTGTGAAATATTTTTGTAATGACAATTGCTGAATTAACGAGCATGACATTTGGTTATCTTTCAGGACAGGATTTATTAGACTTCTGTCCTTCTCAGTTTTTAATAAATCAGGAAACAGTTACAGCAGGAATATTACAACGTAGCGTGCAAAAGGCTTATTCAGAAATAATAAGCAAGCTGTCAGCTAAAACACAAATAGCACAGGAGCTTAAAAAAACAGCACCGACTGACGATAATACCGATACAAGAGTTCAAGTAATCGTGAAATATACAGCATTATCGGCAGTGAAAAATATTGTAAGTAAAGCAGCAGGACTTCCTGACCACATGAAAAATAATTTTGCAGAAGTGAATGAAGCAATACATGAAATTCAGCAAGGGATTCAGGGAATACCTGAATTGGCAATAGACAACCCTTCATCAGATAATCATAATGCAAATATTTCACGTGCAAAATTAGTTAACTCAAATTTTAAAACAATAGGATGATAAAATATTCATATATGTCATTTGCAAAATTGGCGTTTTTAAAAACAGGGTTAATGAAAGAAATAGGTTTTCGTACCTTTTCACAGGAAGATTTAAACAATAATAATCAATTTGTTATTACTCATAATAAAATTACAAAAATTGTAAAAGCAACATTATATAACCCGGCAGGAATAGAAATAGCAACACAAGGAATATTCTCAATTATTGATATTAATAATTGTCTATTATCTTTTGGACAGAGTATTGATAGCGGACAATGGTTGATAATTCTTGAATTTATATTTGAGTGAAAATTGTAAAAGCAACATTATATAACCCGGCAGGAATAGAAATAGCAAGGAATATTCTCAATTATAGAATTAAAAATTATATAAAAAGTTACCTTACATGACAGGGATACTAATGCTGCCATTGTAATAAAGAAATATTGTTTAAAAGAAAAGGGGCGTAGGTTATACGCTTCAAAGTCTGGGGAACTGTTGCCAATGGGCAAAGTGATGAACCAGAA